GCCGCTAGTTCTAAGGCATTCACTTGCATGAAACGTTGGACACCCTTAGTAACTATCTCAATATCAGTAGCACTACCCGCAATAGAGTAGCTTAAAATATTACCATCAATAACTTCTTCAACTAAACGCTTAGCAACACGAGTGTCACTACGTAGTTCGGAAACAAGAAAAAATCCATTCTGATCGACACCAGATTTAAACACTTTGCCGGTCTTAGTAATATAGGCCGGTAGTGCCCAACCTGTCTGCACATCACTATTGTGATAAATTAATCCTTTACCAACATATGAATGATCTTCCTCAACTTCAAGATTATACACTATACCATCATAAAAAGATTCGTCAATATTTAATATTTTAGTCCCATTATGAATAATGGCATATTGTCTATCGTTAATCTTTCCCTTGCATAATTCAATGTAATATTCTTGATTAGAGTTTGCTTTAGAATTACAAACACAACAAGTAGTGATTAAATTATCTTCCCGACAATTCTGTTTATCATAATCAATATGATGAATAGATAATCGTCTATTATAATCTAACTGTTCTTGTTCTTCAGTTTTACCACATAGTTGACAAATATAATTATCAAATTGTCTAATTGTTTCTTTAAGTTTAAAATTAAATTCAGGTGAATATTCCCCGAAGGAAGCCCCGCCGCGCCAATTCGAATTATTTTCTCCAAATTGATTTTGGTATTGTGGGCGAGAATGTCTATACGCTTCTTCCCAAGTTTTTCCTTTTTTATTTTGACTTGCTACTTGATTTCCTTTCTTTGTCCCAGGAAAATCCGCAGTCATTAAAACATCATCAAGAATTAATTCACCAGCTTTAACCCATCCTCGATCTCTAGTTAGAACAGGATGTTCATCAGTAATTTTAATCACTTCCCCATTTTCAAGAGAAATATGCATAATTTTTCCTGTAGAATGGTGTGTAATTACTTCAAGAACTTTTCGATAACGCCCTTCATGAGTTAAAACCTTTTGTCCTTCTTTAATTTGTTCAATAGGAATATAACCCCTATTTGGAGCAAACACCTTTGTATCAGGAGTTAAACAATGGAATACCATACAGTTTCTAGTACGGAAGTTCTTCATAAAAGCGTCAAAAGCTACATCTAAAGCCTCTGTTGTAATTAAGTGATTTTCATGATCAATACCTTCTACAGAGGCAGGGCCACCAACAACTAAAGGTTCATTCTCATCGAGATTAAGTCCCTGTTCCTTTACAGCCTGCGCGTACTTCGATTTAGGGCCATAATAGCGATAAAGAGTAAGTAACTCCGCTGGAGAACCTACACCCGCTGTAAATAGCCTCTCATACTCTTCTATGGCATCTTTAATATCATTCTTAGAGGACTTTCCAACCTGTTCCTTAGCTAAGAATATCAAACCCTCTGTTGCAAGCAAAGGTGTATAGTATCCTCTGTTTACTTTACGGACTTCGGATTCTTTCTCCATTCCCGCAAATTGATCTAATGAAGTTCTAAACGTTTCAACACTAGCACCTGGAAACGCCTTATGTAAAAAGGTACCATCCCCTTCCTTTACTTCTGTGTGTATTGCATGGGCTACAGCATCAATAGCTATCCCCTTATCAAGATTGGTGGGAGATGATTTTTGAAACCATTTCCCTACTTTCTCATCATCATCAAAAGTAAATTTTAAATCATAATAAAGCTCTTCCAAATCATCTGGGTGAGCTAATGATTTTGCTAGATCGTGGTATATCTTGAGAAATTTAGTTGCTCTCACGTTATTTGTTACCGTATATTAAAGAATCTAACTTTTTAACTGGAATTCGATATATTATCCAGCCTTGTTTAGTTAACCACTCATCTCTTATTCTATCATGTTCTATCGCTTCTGGGAGTAAGTGCTGCCCCCCATCAATCTCTATTCCTCTTTTCCCTTGTTCATCAACGTAAGCAAAGTCTAAACAATATTTATCTATTGTTTTCATTGCTGTCATGATATATTGTTAAGAACTTTGTTGGTCGCATAAATATTGCCAGTTTATTTGTTTTGGTCTATGTCTTCTTCTAGTTATTCTTCCCTAGGATTATTATAATCCCATTGCATAAATTCTAACATGCTTTCTCTAATGGTTTCCCCGTTAAAATCTCTTTTAGGGTTATTAAATTCATCGTCTGTTATATAACTTAGATGTATTTTTATACCCTCATCTGAAACTTTAGCAAAATACCAACCATCTCCTTTTATTTCATAAAGAGAGGCGAGAAGTATAGCCTCTCGTTCTTCTTCCTTCATTATATCGTCAGTGTGTATTCTGCACTTTTATTGCAGTTTGGACACACAGCATTTACTAAATGTCTTTGGAGTGGAAAAATAATCCACTCCGATATATGTTCACGTACACTACAGTGTATACACTTAAGATACATGATGCTTACACCACGTCAGTACGATTAAACTCATCTTCAATTGATTCTAAAATATCATCGACTGAGGACTTAACTGCTGCCTTTACTGCTGTATGTTGTGCCCCTACAGGGAATGCCATGTCTAAGGTTGAATCTAAATCTGTCTGCATCTGTGAAAACACATCCTGCACAAATACTAGACCGGCAGTAAAATCCATTTCCTCAAGACTTCCTTCAAAGTAGCTTGTTACCTTAGTTCTACTTTGATCATATAAAATCCTATTTAGTGCTCGTTTGAGCATTAGGTATTGTCGTGTATCAGAAGGCATTGCTATCTCTACATTTGTTAAAACCTTACCAACTAATCTTGAAAATCTTTCCATGAAAAACATCTGTACATCATTGGTGTCTGCTACAAGTCTATCCATTGCTTCGTCTCTTTGCGTGCTCATTTCTGTCTTTACCTCTTATAATTGTTCTCCTTTATTTTTAAGTTCTTATTTATTATGGTGTTAATCTGTAATAACTTTTTCTATACACAAGTTTACCACTTTTTGCTAAACTTGTAAATATATGTGCTGGTAACATAGAAATGTCTTTTAATACCGCACGTCTTAGGAACCATTGCCCCTCTCTAGGAGCATTTTCTGTTATTACTCTTGTGATTTCTGGCCCACGTTCAAATTTACTGTGTTTAGGACGAAAAGTAATCACTTTAGCATTAGGATTTTTCCCGCCGTCATAGCGTTTATAATGCCCTTTTACTACTACCCCATTTTTTCTCCTGTGTGTGGGTACGTATACCCGTTGAGTATCAGCATCAGTTAAGGGTGTAGCTTCTGGAAGCCCTGCCTCTACCTTTGCTGCATGTGGTGCAGAGTATTCAATCGAAACTGAATCACGTTTATAAATAATGGAACCTGATGCTTTTAATTCACCAGTCAACACAGGGACGTAACATCCAAGTGTGTCTTGAGAGCGATAAAAAATATACTCTCCATTCTTTTGAATTCCAGCAATTATTCCATCTTTAATTAAGTTGTGTATTTCTTTTGGTACCATAGTATTTAGAACCTATATATATTATATACCATTTAGCTACTACAGTCCAGTTCTAAACTACTATTCTACCTTATTTCCACTCGTATCTACAAAATTAATGCTGTGTTGCTTGTTATTTACCCAAATTTGCGCTTCGGGGAAGGTAATTTCCTGTCTAGGGATATTTACTTCCGGTATATCTTTTTTGTTTTCAATAATATCAAGGGTTATATGAGGAGTAAATTCGTGTGTTTCATTCATCACTAATCCCTCTGCTTCAATCAAACTAACTAAATCTGCTTGCCATTCCTTTAACCCAGGAATATCGATCAAAGCTACAAGAACATTAATCCTTTCTGGATTCTCTGACTCATCAAATACATGAGCACTGGAAATGGCTCCTTTCATTGGTGGAGGGCCAACCTGTTTTACAAGTTTTTCAACGATTTGGTGCCACTCATCATGAGGAATTTCATCATATCTCACGTAAGCAAGAGTAATGTGCATATTATTCCTACTATATCCACCAAGATCAAGGGATTTAGCTAACTCCTCATCAATGGGAAATGCAACAATCCCGCCTGGGTACCCCGCCTCAAACATTTCATCAAGTACATCATGGAAAACACCAAGATTATACTTTTTAGATTCTTCTAACGTTACCCACGCAAAATCAGTGTGTTCCTCTGACATTTTAGGCTCTCCCACAGCTTCTCCCATATAGAAAAGGACAGGTTTCGTCTCTTCTCCAAGCTCAAGCTCCGTAGTTAATTGAGCCTCGAAGTTATCGATCTCTAAACCTGCCTCTTCTCGTACCTCTCTTACAAGGCCATCATCAGGAGTTTCACCGTCTTCTACGTGTCCACCTGGTAAATCCCAAAAATCTGAATAGGCATCAGCCATAATGAGAAACTTACCTTCTTTATTAAACGCAACGATTTTAGTACTAAATTTAATATCGTCGTCGCTTTTTCTGACTAAAAAACGGCTGTCTTTGTTACCCTCTTTATTATCAGAATCTTTACTAGAAGAACTCCAACCCCGCTGAGCTTGCCAACCATCGTAAGCCCCTTCAGTAGAATCGAAATCCTCTTCATCCTCATCTTCATCAAAATCTTCTAGAAGCTCTGGGTGACGCTTCCAATCCAACATTTCAGGATTGGTTTCATCAACAGAATTAATATACTCCTTAAATTTATCCGTCATTTCATCATGATTAGTTCGTTCTTTTTCGTCTGCCATTATTGTCTCCTTTAATTTCTAATTAGGGAGGTATTATAACACTCCCTAATGAATTTGTCAAATTTAGTCTAAGCTATCGTAATCAGGCCAATCTTCAAATAGCATTGGATCAATATATGATGTTTCTGCTACTTGGGGAGAATTTCCTAATCCTCTAGATACAGCCGTAATAACAGACGTTTTAGCCTGGTCATATTCTTGTTTGCTTGTTGGTACAGGCATTTTAGAAATAGCTTCTACAGTCATTTTACGTGCTCCTAGAGTTCTGAAATCATAAGGCTTATATCCTTTATCTCCAAGATTAACTCCCTTCTCTCCAACAATCCATTCGTCAAAATATCTTCTAACTTGGTGGTCGGTTACACTAAAGAGATTTCCCTTGGTTTTTTGACCTTTCTTATCCCAAAGCATTTGAGCTAATTCTTTATTCTCAATGGTAGGAAGCACTACAGGTACAGAACTCTTTCCAGTAAACTGTAAATCAACCTTATCCCCATTAATACGAATATTTTCTCCTAGAATTGTTGTAGCTCCGTACACCATTTTTCCTCTGGTATTACCTGGACGCATTGAAGTTAAGGCCATCATTAAGAGTACCTGAGCTTCTTCACGGCCATTTGCAACCTCTTCCCGTACTTTGTTTAAAATAACATCTTCATCGGCTGCAAATTCATTACCACGTCCATATTTAATGGTATCGGCTTCTTTAAAGTGTTTAGTAGTACGAAGAATTAGAGGAATTCCTTTTGTGTTTCGATACCATGCTTGTTGTTTAGCGTTTGGATCAGGATTAAGAATAACATCAGTAGAGCCTTTAGGAATTTTCATTCCTCCCATGCTATAACCTTCACGCGCCTTGCCTTCACCCCAAGCATCTTCAGCCTTCATAGCCCCTTCAGGATATTTTTGCCCTCTTCTACGTTCTTCTTGGGTTCCCCTTTGTTGTACCGGAATATCTTCACCCTCTCTAAACATTGGATGGTCTGCACCATGCTCCTTTATAGCCTCTTCTTTTGAGGTAATCCAGTTACCAGGATTCATCCAGTCTCCTGTTTTTGGGAACCATCCTTTTGCTTTTGCGGCTGCTGCTTTAGATGCTTTTTCAGCATCAGTAAACTTAGCTTTAGAGATACGAATAGAACGATAAGCTTTCTTAAGAGACTCTTGCTCTACGTTTGCATCAGTGCTTGTGATTAAATTCCATTCGTGCTCATCAACATAAGTTTCTAAACCTTCACGTAAAGCATCTTCAACATAAGCTTCCTCTCCTTCTTCGATCTCTTTTGGAGCCGCAGAAAGAATAGAGACTCGTGCTTCTCCCATTTCATCTACTTCAATTGAAGCTAAACCGATAACACGATTTCCTATTTGGGCTAATACACCCTTGCGTCCCTCTTCAATGAAATCTTGTAGTCCTAGAAGTGGAAGCATTAAGTCTTGAGAATCCGCTTCTTCTTGTTGACCTACATACTGTTTCCAAGCATCATAAATCTGTTTTATATCTCCCTGGAAATTTTCAACAGGAATGATATTAACTTCTTTTTCTGCGGCATTTGGATCAACCTTACGCCAACGAGTAGCGAAGTAAGGAGTTTTTCCTGTTGGACGAACTAAAGATGTATAAGGAACTAAGCCAGGTTTCTTCATACCGAAATCAGCGGCACGACTCTCTTTATCGGGAGCGTTTAGCCAATCTTCAGCACCACTAGAAGTAACGTGTTCAGCGGAAGTCCGTACTTGTTTTTGAACTTCAATTAAATCTGGTTTTTCCTCTTGGGGATTAATTATATTATCAGCCCCAATAGGTTGATAATCACTCTCAGATAAATATTTTATTAGTTCTTGTAAACGTTCTCCCATGATTAGTACCCCTTAGTCATTTTACCAAATTCAAGCTCACGCTTTAATGCGGCTTGTGGCGTCTTTCTTAATTCGTGCTCCCAAATTCGAGCGGTTCTATACCCTTGTTTTTTCATAAAAATATCTCTATATAGCTGTTTACTTTGCATCTCTTCTGTTACTTCAAACCCGCACTCTGTACAACCATGCCAATAACACCCATCTGCCTCAATTATTAAACTCAAATCCGGTATTACTATATCTGCCGTATATTTTCCAATTTTTACTTGTGTCTGAAAAGAAACCCCCAACCCTTTTAGAAGTTCCCACATTATTATTTCAATTGAGGATGGATTAGCTTCTTGTGCGGCTTTCGTACCTATTTGTTGAAATTTTCTATGTTGTTCTTGACCTTCAACAGTTGATAAACGTTTCTTCATTGAAATACTTAATAGTTCTCTAGTATGATCACTTACAATAAAATTTTTACGTACTTCCGAATGTTTTTGTCTTCCTTCTTCTGTAATAAAGAAACCATTTCCATTATTCATAAGTTTCTTAGAGACTACTACCAAGCTTGGATGCTCCTCTTTAGTTAAATCTTTGTTCCACGGAGTTGTTCCTCTATTATTATGCCCACGAATATACTTAGTTTTACAACGTTCTCCACAACCACATTTACAAAAATTCATGTTTTTAGCAAAGTGTCGAGGAAATTGATTATAGTATTCCTCTCGATTTAAATTATGTTTATTCTTTAAGTGGGTGTTTGTTAGTTTACCAACAAAGAAACAAACAGTACAAATATCAGGGACATCAGAATATTTCATTATTATGCCTTATCTACTCTATAAGCATTGATATTTGGACATAGGCAATCATGATCACACTCACACCGTAGTTCTGTTGAGCAACCACAATCACTCTTACAAATGCTGCATCCAGACGGATTTACCATCTCTTGTTCTTGTTTTTGATATATTTTATCCAATTCTTCTTTAAGATTCATTCTTCGTTCCTCTAGGGTTTTACCCGTTGTTACAGCTTCATTAAGTTTTCCTGCTTCCGCTAATTCTCGTACAAAATCAGACTCGCCTTTGTGTCCAGTTTTAGCTGGATAGGCAGTTTCAAATGATAATCTATGATCTGGTGCTAACATTTGTTTCTCTATGTCTTCCTCTTCTCTGTTTTTAAGTTTTCCTGCTAAGACTCCTACTTCTTCCTCTAAAGATATAAGCCCCATTAACTGCTCTAGAAGGGAGTCGTGGTCAGTTTCTTCAAGCTCTTGTTTTACTAAATCCATATTGAAACGTTTAGCAAAATTATTAAAAGATTCCTTTGCTTCATCCCTAGTCATTTCTATACTACCGTGAGTATAGCCCGTTAGGTTTTTAAAGCCGAATTTTTCATAAAATTTTCTTACTCGTTGGGTTAATGGGCGAACAACAACTATATTAGATTTAGATTCTGTTAAGAAGCGATGCATTAAATCCATCATTAGTTGAGTGCCACCAGATTCGTTACTCTTCTTATATCTAGAAGGCATAGTTACTACAGAATCCAAGTAGAAAATACCTTTATCATCATTTACGGTTGCGAAAGCAGCTAAATTTCCTTTAGAATCCATTTTAAATTCATATGTTTCTAAATCTACTGCGTTGGTTGTAGCTAAATTATGGAGTTGTTCATCAAGCTCAGCTAATGCCCCTTCAATATAAGAGATAGACATATGTTCTTCTCTTATTACATCATTTATCCTCTTTTGTTCTGGAGTTTCATTCTCACTGTACCCTGGATGTGGTGGAAGACCTTCCATATAAACTTCTACTGCTTTATTTTCAACATCGTAATTATAACTTTTTTCAATTGCCTCAAAAAATTTGATTTTACTAGTTAGTTCCCGATCTTGACGTGTTTTATCATCATCTCCTTCCATTTCTTCAGGGCGTACCCATCTTATAGGCTTAGTCCAATTCCCTGATTGGGGTACTAAACCTCGTTGACGTGCTTCTTGTGCCCCTGGAGCTTCCTGCTTTTGAAGAGTTTCATCCTCAGTTACTTTACCCGCAAGTATACCATACTTATTTTCAAGTTCAATAAGTTGACGAATTTCTTCTCGCGCACCACCATGCTCTTTCTGTAAAAGAGGAGCCATTTTAAAATAAGGTGCATAACGAGTATACAACATAGTTGCATCTTCTCTAGAAAGAATAAAATCTCCATCAAGGTCATTATATTCTTCTTCTGTACTAAACTCATCTAACTCAGCTTCATGTTGCCTAAAACCAGCCTTTTCATAAAAAGCTTGTACATGGTCGTCAAGAGGAGATACAGCGACTTGATCTGCTTTAGATTCTGTTAAGAAACGTTGAATTACATCCATCATAACTTGTACACCGAATGAAGAAGTTCCTTTACGATATTTACTAGGTACAGTAACAGCCGTATCAATATGAAAAGTTCCCATAAGATCATCATGTACTTTAGCAAAAGAGGCTAAAGTACCATCGTTAGCAAACTTAAATTCATACTTACTAAGTTGATTTTCATCTCCTCTCTCAAGATACTGGCCTAGGTACCTAGTCTGATTATTAATAAAATTTAAACTTCTTCGATTATTTCTAAGGGAATCTCGACTTTTACCAAGTTTTTCCCATTCTTCATAGTAAGTCTCAGAAGACGAATCAAGTCTTTCTATTCGACGCTGTAATGAATTAATCTTAACTTCAAGTTGTGATAATTCTTCCTCAGCTATATTTGCTTCATTATCAAAATCAATAGAGTTTAATATTTTTTCTGTAAAATTTTTAAAGCCTTCTACTTGATTTTCTGCATGTTTCTCTGAGGTTCTTGGATTACCTTCTTCATCATCAGCTTCTTCAGGACGTACCCATGCGCCAGGATGTTGCCAACTACCAGTCTTAGGTACTAGTTCGTGGGCACGCGCATATGACGCCCCAGGAGCCTCACCAAGCTGTTTAACCATATAGTTATTGAAAAAGGACACACCGGACACTATATCGTTTAAAAGGATGCCTTGGGCTTCTCCTGCATTAACTTCAATAATCATTTTGCATGGAGGAAAAGTCAAAAGTACATTATCTGCCGGTTGTACATCTGTTTTAATTTCAATGATGTTATCATGCTCCCCAACAATAATAAAATCGAGTGGAAATTGCATATCATTCATTGTCATTTGAGCAGGCCACCAAGCACGGAAAGGAAACACCATACCAGTACCTTCGTCTAGGGATTGTCTACCACCCAATCCCTTTTGACGATCTGGGGTCATTTCAAGCTTAAAGTTTTTTTCGCCCAACATAGCATCTAATAGCTCTGAGGGAGTCTCACTTTTTCGAGTAATTTCAGAGAGAATATCAAATAATTCATTCTTCTTTTTCTTATGTTTCCCACCACCAAATGTTGTAGTAGATTGTTCTGTACCCATAACAGTACCCCCTGCATAAGCTGCACCACCTTCACCACTACCTGTCCCCCCACCAGAACCATCTTGCTTTTCTAGAAGGTCTTGGAATTGTTCCAATGAGCTTTTAACTACAAAATTTTCTTTAACGAATTTCATAGCTTCTGCCTTGTTTGTAACGTTTCCTTCTTCTTGTTGAGAGCGCACAGCACCTAGAACCTTTCCTAGATCAGGCCCCTCTTTAAAACCTACACCAATTAGATCATTGCCAGTGATCAAAGGAGTAATTTTCCCTTCAGCCGTTGTACCAAGGCTCTCAGAGATTTCTTTGATTTTAGCTTCAAACCAATCAATTTCATCTGCTCCAGGCTCCACAATCGTACCATCCTCATTCTTATGAAGTCTGCCGGTTACGTCTGCTCTGGAAACCGCAGCCAATAGCTTTAGCCGACGCATTCCATACTTGTTAATCATTTTTCTAAACCCTGCATCTTTAAGCTCATTTCTATGAGAATGCATAGGTAGTAGGTGATGCTCAACAAGGAAAGCTACATCATCTAGAGTATCAGTTTCAGTAGTAAGTTTCTTCAAGAAAGCTAGAGCCGGTTCGACTCCTGCAGCTTCATGTCCAGGTTGGACAGGAAAACCCTTATCTGAAATTTTAGTTGTTGCTGGTTTGCCAAAATCATGTACAAAGGCGGCTAGCATTACTGTCTTCTGCTCTTGCTCAGAACGGAAGTTTTTAATAATATCTGCTGCCTTATCAATTACCATATTTGTGTGTATGTATACATTTCCCTCAGCATGGTAATCAGGACGTTGCTCAGTTGTTTTCAACGCCGCAACCTCAGGGAAATATTTATCTATCACACCCATATCATCTAGGGCATGTATGCCGACAGAAGGCTTAGAGGACTTCAAGAAAAGCTTCTTAAATTCTTCATATAGTCTTTCTGGTGGAAGGTGGCTCAAATCCATAGTAGCTGCCAATTTCTGTGTGGCTGGATGAATGGTAAAACCAAATCTTCCAGCGAATTGAGCAGCACGATATACTCTAAGAGCATCCTCAACGAAAGTCTTATCGTCAATATGCTTTAGAAGCTTATTCTCTAGGTCTTGAAGCCCACCGAAATAATCCTCAATCTCTCCGGTTTTTGCATTATACATCAATGCATTAAGGGTGAAATCTCGGCGTTTCGCTCCTGCCTCTGGAGATAGGTTCTCATCGAACTGCACATCAAAATCAGTGTGTTTTTCTCCAGTTTTTACTTCCTTTCGGGGAAGAGAAATATCAAAATCCCCAAACTTAAACACTCCAAACTGCTTGCCAACCTGTTGAGGCTTAGCTCCTAGCTCAGTCTCCAAAATATGATTAAGTTTATTTTCAGGAATACCATATACTTCGATATCAAAATCCTTGGACTTTTTACCAAGAATAATATCACGTACACTACCTCCTACCATGTAAGGAGTACCGTGTTTAGATAGTACTGATAGCACCTTCTTTAGTTCAGGCTCAGATTTAATTACTTCCTGAATTTTTCCAGTATTAGATAGTTCATCAACACGAGAAAACCACGCAGGATGATCTTTTACTCTCACAGGGTGTGAGGGCAATAGATTCTCATGATCGTGGTATGCTCTGCGGTTAGCTTTCGCTAGTTCAGTTGTAAATTCGTCCAATTTAGTGGGTGCCATTCAATTATTTCCTTTAAACGTTTATTAATATTTTTCTTAGTGCATTTGAAAAGGAATTTCCTGCACCAATAAGCCAAGTACCTTCTCCATTAACCTCAAAATCAGCTACAGATAAAACAACCTCACAAGGAAGCTCTTTTTCATCATAATTTACTCTGACCATATACCTAAGGAAATTTTTTTCTAACCATTTCCTACCTGCTTCATAATTAATTGTACCATTTTGAGGTACATTTGTCAAATCGTAAATCTCTTTCCATTCGAATTCGACCTCTTCTTTGATCATAGGCTCAGCTTCTTCAATTACTGGTTCAATCTCTTCAATTATCTTTTCATCGACTATATTCTGTTCTTTTCTTCTGTTGTGCCCACGAGAAAATCTATTTTTACACTCTTGTCCACAACCACATTCACAAATATTCATATTTACTCCTTTTATTTTAAAGCATTATTTAGCATGTCTTTGACATCAGGAATTGCTTCTTTGAATTCTTCTTTTATCCATCTGATACGTCCTAATGGATGTACATTGGAATTAAAAAGCTCTGACATTTGCTCAGAAAGGGATTTTTCCATATCAACTTCTTCAAAACCATCATGTACTCCTAAAAGTATCCCTTTCATACAACGCCCCCAAATTTCATCATTATCTTCCCACTCAGCCCATATAGCTAATTCAACCGGAGTACCGGATGGGGAAGCCATTACAGAAGAGGTAAAAAATTCACCTACTCCTGCTTCGCGTTGCTCTTTGAATTGTCCTTTAATTTCTGTCATAGAGTAGCGTTCTTTTAAATTATCAACCGCTACTCCATAAATAAGTCGCCAAATCTGCATACTTATCCTCTTATTCTAGTTATATTAGATCGGGAGTTACAGGTTCTTCTGCATCCCACTGTGCCCCCTCACTTCGAGGTTTTCTATCTAAAGTGTTATTATGCGGAATCTTAGTATCGTGCATAGGTCTACCACTATGTTCATGCATTCGTGCTGGCACAAATTTTTCTACATGAACAACTACACCACCATTCAAATCGGCTTTAAATAAACCAACACCATTAATCTCAAAAACTACATGTTTTTCTGAGACTTCATGCATTGCTGGAAAAAAGTATCCACGATCCTCTAACTGTTTATGTAAAGGAATAAACCCCTTACTTAAAGCAAGAGAAGGTTCTTGAGATACATCACCGCCACCATCTGATGGAGGTTTTTCTTCACCCATTCCACTTCCTTCATCCTCTGGCATTGTAGCTGCTGCTTCACCAGGAGCACCAAAACCACCACCGCCTTCCTGAGGCATACTTGCTTGCATCATAGCTTCTTGTTGTTCAATTGGGTTGAGAGCTTGTCCAGAAATAACGAAATCAATATTATCGATACCCATTTTTCCAGCCTTAATCTCTACATCAAATCCCATCTGTAAAGCCATATTTGCAATAGAGGTTCTTTGTTGTGCGAAAGCAATTCTAGTTGCTTCTGCCTTTTCTTCTGGTTGTTGTAATTCTAAGAGCCAATCAGTAATACCGAAAGCTTCTAATAACGGAGGAAATACCTCTTCATGTAAAATACGCTGATCGCCTTCCACAACTCTTGACATTACTGTTAATTGTTGTGTTTGTGAAGACATTCCACCATATGCATCTGGAGAACCTTGCCAAGCAGGAGTTACACCCCACATAGCTGCGATTCTCTCACGAATTTCTTCTCTAACTGGTAGATAGTCCATCTCTTGAAGAGTGTGGAATAATCTTACCATATCAACTTTACCACGTCCGTTCTTTGTTCCTACAGCCACCATTGGGATGTAGTTTGGATCGAAACGCATTTTAGCTGCAATGTTATCCCGCTCTCTACGTAGAGATTCAGGATCGTCTGTAAATACCATTAACATAGAAGCAGGCATTCTTCTCTCGAAGAAATATCTATATACGTTTAAGTCCATTCCTCTGATCGTTAAAATCTTGTGCATTAACGTTAGTAATGGACTATAACCGTATGTTTCTGAATGATAAAATTTACTGGCGTGAATAATTTCAGAGTCTAAAAGATACATAGGATGAGCACGATAGTTATACTTATACATTGCTGCTACCAATGGTCTATCACATTCATCACAATGTCCAGGGCTTTCTGCAGGTTCCACGTCTCTATGAATATAACAAATCCAATGAGAGCATTTTGGTAAACCTTCAGGACTTAAATCCCATTCCATATAAGCTGGATTCAAACGTCTGAGTTCAACTACTTTAGAACGTACAGTATTATCTGGCCCTTCAATATATTCCTTAACGAGATGTAAAAACATATCATCTAGAGAGTTTACATCAAACCAAAGAGCACGTAATACAGACTCAAAAGACATATCAAAAACGTTTGAATCTGACATATATTTATCAAAAATTTTCTTTTGTTCAGGTTTAGGTTTTATTAGTTTTCCTACTTCAACCTCTTCCCCTTTTGCCAAAGCTGTTTTTTGACGTTCTGGTAGTGTCTCCTCACATTGTTCACATTCTCGTACTTCTTCCATATATTCTGTATTACACATTTCGCACTTTACAGCAAATTTTGGTTTCCATTCAACGCCGCGACGGAAAACCTCATTAATAATGTGATTGATCGGAGCACGCACTTCTTCTGTGTTCTTAGCGAACTCAATAAGTTGGAAGACTTGTTGTTGACGATATTGTAGCTGTTGACTAACATAACCACCATAAAGTAAGTCTAAACCAAGTGTGGGGGAACGATAAGTTTCAGCTTCCCCTGCCCCTTTCATTAATGACAGGGTATTAAACATCTGATTCATTTGAGTCTGTTGTTTAATAACACCTGGCAATTCTGGAAGATATTTATCTAATTTCATTTAGTAACCCGTTTTTTGCTTATTAGTCTCCTGAATTATTGATCATTTCAGCAACATTTAAGTCTAGATTTCCTTTATTACTCATTGTCTCATAAAGGTCTAATTTTCTCATACGATATTCATGATCATCAGAAAGAGCTTGATCTTCAACTTGAGTTGCTTCTAAAGCCTTTATAACAAGTAAAAGATGATCTCTTTCTTTAATTACTTCTTCTAATTCTTTACTTTGATCGATTCCATTGCCTTCATGTGCAATACCAAAATCCATGCCTAAAGCAGTATTTGGTTCTACAGATGGCATATAGCCTTGTATCTCTACTTCTTTCATTAAGGCAAGAAATTGTCCTTCTTTAAGAACAGTAACTGCATTAGAATCGTCTGGAATATCTAAATCATCAGTAAGCGTCATAGCCGCCATTTCTGGATGCCATGTATCTAAAATACGCCAAATACCGTATTCATCCCTATTTGCCACATATTGTACGTCTCTTTGACGTAAACTATTGCCTATTTGTCCATAATCTGAACTCATTTTCTTCACCTATACGTATAAACTTTTCTTACTCCTTATATTATACCCTAAATCGCTTCACAGATGCAATTTTTAGTCGCATTTCCCGTATCCACAGGACTCACACTCAGAACAACCGCTTCTTTGTACGATTTTACCATTACATTTTTGACATTTTTTACTATTATCTTCATAAGCTATATCTGTTGTTTTAACAGGATAATCTCCTGCTTTTTTTACAAGAGGGAAAGATTCTTCTTCAATCTCCATCCAATGGCCTCTCATACTACGTGCAATTGCATCTGAAGGGGAAAGAATTAATTTACCATCATCCCAAACAGGACAACAAGTAATACCATCCAATGAATTTGCAAGCTCTTCCCAATCTATACCTTTTTGAAGTCCTAGAGAAATTAATCTAGCTATTGTTTCTAAGAAAGCGTTGTCACACCCACCTGCTTTACCAATATTAGCAAAAACTTCATGCGGTTTATTACCAACTGTATTAAGGGTAGCGTAGAGCTTACCGTGTCCGGTACGCCAATCATCAGTTACTCCATATACAGAATGAGGACGCTTTGTAGCCCCTTTACGTAGGATTAGTTCTTCTAAACCCCAATTAGATTCTTTTTGAAGCTCTTCTTCGTCTGTCCAACGAGCACTAAGTTTTTTATCCCCTGGCATACTGGTATCTGAAGCACGAACACCCTCATTTTCTTTAATCGTAGAAAGTACTTCTAGTTCTCTAGTACCGGAACGATAAACGGTTACGCCTTTACATCCTAATTTCCATGCCTGTACATAAATATCCCAAATATCATCTACAGTAATATCATTTGGTGCATTAATAGTTTTAGATACAGCGTTTGAAGTGTTTTCTTGCCATGCAGCTTGCATTCTTAAATGGGCTTCTGGAGAAATTTCTAAAGCTGTTCTAAATAACTTTGGATCAATACCATAGATACGTAATACCTCTAATCCAGACTTATCTGTAGCTAATTTCTTAAGGAAAGAAGGTTGAATAGTACCACAAGACCAACTACCTGTGTTCTTACTATCTAGATTGATATCTACTTGTCTCTGTGCTGCTTCGTCTAATTTTGTTACAGCGTCTCGAATTACTTTAGGAGAATCCATCATCTTTGTTGTCCGTTCTCCTGTATCATCCTTCCAGAGAATATTAGATTCCCAAGCTAGATCAAACAGAGGCTCAATACCGGAAGAACAATCTGCAAGTCTACTGATCGTGCCCGTAGGTGCAATAGTAATTACAGAAGAATTTCTTACTTTTCTCCCGCCAGGGATATTAAATGAGGATTTATACCATTCAGGGTAAGCTCCATCTTTAGCGGCTAAATCTGCTGAGGCGTCCCATGCACTATTACTAATAGCTGAACCAATATTTCTAGCTTCTTTAATAGCTTCTTCCGAATCGTATTCTATACCAAGAGCAATTAGGGCATCTGCCCATCCCATGATACCAAGTCCAATACGTCTAGTGGCAAGATTAATATCTCTTAATTTCTGTAAGGGGAAAGTATTTACATCAATCACACCATTTAGAAATTTTACAGCCGTATGTACAACCATATCAAGGGCAAAATAATCCCATTTTCCATTAACAACAAACTTAGATAAGTTAATAGAACCAAGACAGCAACTATTACCATCCTCTAAATATTCCTCACCACAAGGATTGCTGGTCATTATATCCCCAAGCTGAGGATTTGGCTGTGTTTCCCAAACGCGGTCTATAAATGCGATCCCAGGATCACCAGTGGCATGTGCTGAGGTACATATCTCCTGCCATAAATCTCTAGCGAATACAGTTTCAGTTACTTTATTTGTATGGGGATCAATTAACGCCCAAGACTTATCATCAAGTACTGCTTCCATGAATTCATCGGTAATCTGTACAGAGATATTAAAATTCTGTAAATCTTCAAAAGTATCTTTACAATGAATAAACTCTCTAATATCTGGGTGAGACACACTAAGCTGTCCCATGTGTGCTCCACGTCTAAAACTTCCTTGGGTAATAATAGAAGCATTAAAGGAAACCATTCTAAGTACATTTACAGGCCCAAGGGCTTCATAATGAGGGCCATTGACAGGTGCTCCTTTAGGGCGAATTTTACTTACTCCAATACCTATTCCACCGCCAGATTTTTCTATTTGTACGATATCATCAACAACTCGCATAATATCTACCATATTATCTTCAGGACTACGAACAAAACAAGCACTTAAAGAGCCTTTATTTACATTTGCATTTACAAGAGTAGGACTATTATGAGTAACAAAACCAGCAGCTATATAAGTGTTTCGAACAGGTACATGTAAATCGGCTGCTTCAAAAACACATGAAGATATATCAGCAACTTTTTCATAAATCTGATTAGAGTTAAAAAATTCAGATGAAGGAGATTCTAACAATATTGGGTGCCGTTTTATAATTTGTTTATTTAATGGACGTGCACCACATATATACATACCAACTTTTTTATAAATATTTTGAAAAGAACCCTCTACCCCAGAAAAATTAGCTTTATACCAAGCTGTTAATCTTTTTTCTTGATTTGGTATTACATCAACATGTGCATTATCACTTAAAGTGATATCTAATTTATCTGTTTTTCGTTGGCTTATAAAACCAACAGTTTCTTGAAAACGTAACCAATTTTCATTTTTATTTATAGTTAAACGAAAACCCGCTGCTTGTTTTCTTATTTTAGATCGAATGCCCAAACCAAGCAATAATTCTTGTACTTGAGAAATTAAAATACTAGAGTTTGAAAATAATTCAATTGTTCGTTCTCCGACAGAACCATCTCCATCAAACACCCCACGTAAAAAACCAGCAATAGCATTTTTACCACTACGGAAAATAGCTTCTGGAACACAAGCATTATTTGAATTTTCTTTAATTAGTTGATTAAGTGTAGCCCAATAACATAATTTGACAGATGTTATCGATACAACATCACAAGCTGCCTTGGGAAAATTATAAGTTTTAGGTTGTACACCAAACTCATATTCAATAGTATTATGTAACCAAGTTACAACATCTTGATCTTGTCTATCTACAGCCCATTCTAACCTAGCCGTTTCCTTATTATAGTGCCCATCTGCACAATATAACCCTAATAATGTGGCTAAGTTAGTTGTAATTTTATCCGGTAAGGAAATGTCGTTAGCGGGACTTCCCACCCTCTTTTTTGGGTATTCATCTGTACGTAAATCACTATTTGGGATATCTTGAAGAAAGTTTTCTTGTAGAGCAATCCAATCTCCTAAGACAAGTTCTCCCATAGTTTTCCAAACATACTCACCCTCATTATTTATAATTCGAAGTAAGTGTTCATTTTTTCCTTGTATGCTATACCCATTTTTAGTGGTTATTTGACGACCTTTTGTATCCCCAAAATAATAATATTCTGTGGCGTCTTCTATCTCTTGATCAGAAGATACTTTTAAAGTAATCTTTTTGTTTCTTTTATCTCCAATATCAGATAATTTTATATATCCCTTATCAGTAGCAATTCTTGTATTAACGTTCAAACAATTAGGATGGAATGCACCACGAGCCATCATACGATAATATACATCTACAAGCTCGTCCTGTCCATTTGCTATATGCTTTGCTACTCTTAAATACATCTGATCTGGGGTTTCGATTATGTTGCCTTCATTATCTTTTCTTAAATACCGATCTTTTAAAATCGCGTAAATATTTGGGGTCATTCTTTGTTCTGCTAAATTATACTTCATTAAGTTCTCCTACATTATGTGTTGATTTCATTTATTACTCTATATTAACTTCTTCTTCTTTTCCAATTTGTTCTACTTCTTCATCAAAAGTATTTCCCATAGCAGACATTGACATCATAGCGTTTTGTGCCGCTAATTCTTTTTCCATTTGGGCATTTGAGTGACATATAATACACTTTTGACGCTCAAATATCCAACCTATACCTGATGGACTGTGGCAGTTTGGACATTTTATATGTCGTTCATCGCCTTCTTCTAATTTCATTTTTTTAGGTTTAAATCCTAAGGTTTCTACTGCTGATGCATCGTCACCTATTGTTATCATATCCAATAGGTTCCCAACATCTTGAGTGTTGCCTCTCATAGCCTCTACATGTGCAAACACTGCCATAGCAATTGACCAGAATGAGTCACCATGACCTGCTGGTGTTTCTGCTGCTGATAATGTGTTATCTACACATACAATTTGAGAGCGTTGACGATGATCCACAATCAATTTAATCTTCCCTTGTTGTACATATTCTTCAAATTTAGATGCCATGTATCTACGTTGTTTTGGTGTAAATACAATTGGTTCCCAAATTGAATTTATTTCCCTATCTTCAAGCATAGGAATAGTATTATCAAAGAAACCTTTATCAATATCAAAATTATCAGCCACAAGATTCAAGAAATCGGCTTGCTTAATAAAATCAATACCGTCTAAAAAGGTACTATTGATTTCAATCAAGTCAGGTTCATTCATCTTACTAGTGAAGACACATAAATGGGATGGGTGACGTTTTTTACCAATATCAAAACCAGCAACGGTTAAATCACTATTTAAATCATCATGATAAGTGTAAGCGTCTAAGCTTGATAATTCTTCGTGTTCTACGGCCTTAATCTCTTCAACACTTAAGAAAGCATTGATTGTTGAAACTGGATTCAACATGAATTCAGAAGAGAAAATATTAGGACGTGCATTTTGGAAAGCTTCTAACCATTCCTTGCTACGTATTTCTGGAGCTAGTACTTCTCTATCCGGTGTTGGATTAAATACGGGTAATACACAAGTATCAAATGTCTCATCATCTTGAAGATCAGCTAATAAATCATTTGTATCCATTGGAGTACCCATAACAATAATAGGTGCCTCTGGGTTAGGAATAAGCATTGTCTCTTTCATGAAGAAAGTTTTTGCCTTTTCTAATTCCCCTGTATTAAGAGGGTTTTCAGCATCTCTTAATATATCATCGGCAACCATTCCACCATCAACGTGCATTCCTCTTTTAAAGGTAAACAAACCTGCTGGTTCAATTTCAATGTGTATACCGCCATGAATTTCATATTTAAAAACACCATCCGCATCGGATGATCTATCTTTCATTAAAGGATAAAGAATAGGATTATTTCTAATCTCTGTCTTCATTTCTGAAATATGTCTTCTAGTCATTTTTTCAGTATAACTGACATAAATTATCTTTGCATCTTTTGTAGATTTTAAAAGACGCCACACAGCAAAGCCGTGCCCTAAAATAGTGCTTTTATAATGCCCTCTAGGAAGTACGGCAACATAATGCTGTCCGGTTTCCATTGCTTTCTCTACGTCACGACAAACTTTTTGTACGTGCCATAGTTGAAAATGTTCAGGTTTATCAAAGCTTTGCGACCATACATCGCGTATAAATTCGTAGAAGGTACCTACGTGAAATTCTTCTTCGTCGATCAGGTTACTGGAAAGTTGCTCAAGAGCATCCATAAACCCAACATCAGTTTGTTTTGCCATGTGAAAAGTACGTTATGTTTAACTTATTAACTATGTCTTAGAGACTACACTAGACTGACATAATGTGTCAGTCTATACGTATATTTTACCATAAATAAACCTCAGATGAAAGCTTTTATTCGTTAGAGTACTTTTGAAAGATTTTACGAAGTTCGATACCAAGCTTGCGCCTCATCTCCTCATCCGTAATAGTTACTTTAATAGCATCTAGCACATCCGTAATAAATTGTAAATTTATGGTTTGATTCGCAATTTTACGAGAAGTATTAATTGCTGATTCAGCGGCTTTTGAAGCTGCTTCAGCCGAAGTAAACTCCATTTCTTCAAGCTCACCACTAGCTTTCTCGATAATTCGATTTAAAACTCTATCGTCACGTTCTTTTTTCTCGACCTGCGCTTCGATCTCTCGACTGCGTGTTTTAGCAATAACTTCCACTTCCATGTTTCTTACAACCTCTGGAAGCTCATTATTTTCTATCCATTTACGGACAGTGATTTCTTTTGGAAGCCCTTCCTCTCCTAAAACAGGAAGATATTCTTTACATATTTTTTCATGTACTTTTGATACAGAGTGAAGCTCTAAATAAAGCTCAATCGCTCGTAGTTTGATCCCCGGTTCGAATGCCATGTTTATTCTCGTATAAAATAGCTTCGTCTTGTAACTCTTCTAGCTTAGTTATTAAGCCTTCTTCAACTGCTCTATGTACTTTCCAATGTACTCCTTTTGGTACCCCTTCATCCGTATGTTTTTTGATCGCTGCCTTAAATATTTCTATCTGAGACAGCGTTTTTTCATACTGTTCTTGCATTGTTAATTGATTCCGAAAACTCATTCCTCTTCCCGTTTCATAGCATCTGTGTCCCAAGTTGAACCGTGAGGACAAGTTATTTTAAACCCCCCTGGAAACGTCAAATCCCAACTTCCTTCTTTCTCATTAGGAGAGTCCATAATAAAGATACATCCATCGTCTAGAGGAAGCTCTAATAAATAAGGCATTGCTTCTTCTGGAAGTGCTACTTCAATTATTGGTTGTAGTTCTTCTTCCATTATCTAATCCCAAAAGCACCAGACTCAAAATCTGAATCTTTAGGATCGTCATAAACGGTGTGCTCAATATTATTAGGATCAGGAAAGTGTGGCGTACTTGTGGTACGGTTAGCTCTTACCCTACAAGATGTAAATGCTTGAGAGTCAGTAATCTTTATATTAGAACGGATTCTCTCTCTAGCCATCCCAACGTCACCGCGCCCACATACACCAGTGAAATAATCATCAGCGAAAGGTTTGTGGCCTCTACCTCTATATACCTCATATTTGTAAGGAAGGTCGATGTTCCACTTACATTCCTTATCGTTGCAATAGAGAAGCTTCGCGTTGGCAAAAGCCAACTCTACACAATCTCTTCCTTCGTTATCACAGTGACAGGTAACACCTTCCTTGTACCAACACTGTCTTTCTTCTAATTTTATTTCCTTATTACTCATCTTTTTTACCTTCTGAAGTTTCTATTAGTTTTTCCTTTGTCATTGGCCCAGATTCTGGTAATTCTTCTATAGAATTTCTCTCTTTTATAACTTCCGTTAAAGTTTTTCCACCTTCTTCCATCGCCGCAGCAACTTCAATTTGAGCACTCTTAGGTAAGAGTTGATATGCTCTAGATGATTGAATATTATCTACTTGATCATTTTTCTCCTTATCATTATCAACAAACTCACCTGCATGTGATTCTCTATAGCCTTCTGGTCGTGCATCACTCATATCTGGAAGGTCTTCTTTTGGTGTTCCTAATACAGTCTTTTTAGCTTTTTCTGCTTTTTTAAATTGTACAGAAGTAGGAGAAGGGTTTAAAGGGCCAACTGGCTCATGCCCATTAATAATATCTCGGAATCTAAAAATATCTCCGTAACCCATATTAGGTAATATATCCTCAATCTCAGCCCCATCAGGCCAATATACATCTCCTGAAGTTTGACTAGCTTGATTAGCAGCTTCTTTAAAGTATGCTTTAAACCCCTTTGCAAATTCTGCCATTGCTTGTTGTTTTATAATATCTTTTTCTTCAGCTATAAAATAGTCCAAAGTACTAAACATATTAGGGGTAAGTTTTGCACCCTTTGGTACTTTTGTTCCACTAGGGTTTGGGTAAGTAAAACCTTTACCTACTAATGCTTTAAAACCTTCCTTAAAAAATCTGCCTGCGTCTTTTATTCTTATGTCCATGTTATTTTTACTTCACCGCTTTCAATTTTACATCCTATACATTGTTCAGGTGCTCCATGAGGATGAGGATTAACAAGGAATATCTTCCTTAATTCATTGAAATCCTCTCTATCCCCTTGGTAAGCACACCAACAACAGGTAGCACAATTTATCCATTCCATTAACTTCCATATCCTGTAGTGTCTAAATGATCTAAAAATCCGTCCCATCCAAACACTCTAATCCATTGATTAAAAATATCTGTACAGTCTTCATTTTGACGAGAATCAAATAAGAAGGCTTGTTTCTTAATATTTCCTCGTAGTTTTCCAATTTTCTTGGGAGAATCATCTAGAAGATAATCGAATTCCGGTGCTTCTTCAAGATCGATATGATATGGAGTAATAAAATCCAATCCATTAAGCTCTAACCACTCTTGAGTATTAGCAGGGTCTTTTCTAGCTGTAGTGATAATTATATCATGCCCTCTCTCAACTAACCCTTGAACACCTTCAATAGCTCCAGGCATAGGAGGAAAATGATCATTACTATCAAAAATTCTAGACATTAAATGCTTCTCTTCAGCCTTAGTTAAACCATAGGCGTGATTAAAATCCCACTGAACAATCTTTAGGGTATTTGGATCAAGAAAACCATACTCTTCAGCCATAACGTGGCGCATTCTAGTGTTAAAATCTGCTAGGACTCCATCTACATCAAGTGCAATTGTTGTTTTAGTCATTTAGTTCCTTTACCTCTCTACTTAACTCTATACCTCTTAATATTAAATCTGCGGTTTCTAAAGATGGGGAAGGTTTTCCTCTTCTTAGGGCTACTCCGCTATCACTATCTTTATGACAAATGCAATCACAAGCAGATGAATTATATCTACATCTGGTGTGTAATTCTTTTGTACAAAATGGTCTGGTCATTACTTTGCTTTCCCTCTTTTCTTTTTAGTTACTACTGCTTTTTTCTTTTTTGGTTCCGCTTTTACAGTAGATACATTTACTGTACCGTTTAATAATATATGTTGATGAAGACCTAAGCAAGCGGCATCTTTAAAGTCCTGCACACCAAATGGGTATTTCTTCCACTTAGCTTCTGCAAATTTTGCTATATCTTCTTTACTGGCATTTCCTCTACCAAGAATTGATTTCTTCCATGTAGTGTTGGCATAACTAAAGCAATTTACTCCAACGTTTAAAGCGGCTATTTCACAAACCACTACTGAGCGATCTAAGGCAAAAGAAACTTTAATATTATTCAAATACAAAGGTTCTTCAATTGCTAGTGTCACGTCTTCGGCTGTTATTTCTTGCTCATCAATAAAATCAATAAGATAATCCTCAACCGCTTGCATCATTAGCCAACCACGTTCAATATCCTTCTTTTCTGTAATCTCTATTTGTTTTTGTGTATAAATATCCGATGCTTCGTCTAACACTGAAAAAAACAGTGAATACTTTCCAACATCTACCCCTATCGTGAACTTCATTTTAAACCCGTAATTTTTATACTTGGTCTGGTACTGTTGCTCTCAAAGCAATTACTCTACTAACAGTGGCTTTTTAAACTAACATAGGTTCTAAAAACCTATATAAATTTTTTACTGGTATTCTAAACACTTGCCATCCTTGTTCTATTAAATATTCATCTCGTATTCTATCATGTTCTATCGCTTCTTGCAATAGGTGTTGTCCTCCATCGATTTCAATTGCTCGTTTTCCTTGTTCGTCAATGTAAGCGAAATCAATTCTATATTTCCCCACCTGATATTCTCTAAAGAAATCCTCATTTTCAATTGCCCCTAATGATTCTAGAAAATTTTTAAAATATTTTTCTGGATAAGAATCTCTACCAGGCCATTTCCCAAACTTTGAAGTAGGGTCTTTTATTTGTTTTATCGCTCTTTGTTTAGATGCTTCTCTTATTTGAGGATCGCTGTTAATTTGTTTACTTGCTAAACTTCTTCTTTGTTTAGTTTCTTCTGTTTGGTTGGTTATAGCAAGAGTTTCTTTCTGCTTTTTAATTGTTTCTTGTGATTTTTTAATTCCTAAAGAATGTTTATTTCCTAATTGTTTTCCAAGATGAGCTTGTCGATTTTTTTCATTCGCCTCTTCTGTATGTTTTTTTCCTTTAAAAGGAGAAGGTCTATTTTTATTAGGGCTTGATCTACCCCTATTATAATGACCGGAAATAAATTTTTTACCAGACGCAACTACTAAACCACAATTCCAAAGACATTCACATATTTTCATAAATTCTCTTTTATTATTTTATACTTGATCGTAACTAATACTTCTGATGGCAATTACTCGACTCACAGTATTATATTGCGAGACGTATGCGTCTCGTAAGCCCTTTAATCTAACAGCTAATGCTTCACTCTCTATTAAACCTTTTCTTAACTCATTTAATGGGATATTTCCTTCCAGAGCTTCCCCCTTTAGGGAGTCTTTATTAGGTTTCTTTAAACCTTTATCTAGATAGGTTTTTTCAGTTTGAAACATCGCGTGAGCTAAAGCTGCATCGTAAGATGCTTCTATAGTACCTCTTCGAGATTCTGCCTGCCCTAACTGAGCCTCTAAATAACTTTTATATCCCCCAAAAACTGATAATTGTTCCTCTAGTTCCCAATTAGTTAGTTCCTGTAAATTCTCCAACATAATTATCTCCCGATGGAGATGTTCAATTGAAAAATCTGGTACCTCTAAACGATCTATAAAGTATTCAGTTTTATTTGCTATATCATCCGTAAATTTACTCATCTAAAACACCCCGACAATTACACCAAGAGGGATGATCTGGGCCATCTACTGAGGCCAAGGTGGGCATCTTCTCCATGTTAATAATGCGTTCTAATCTATCTAATACTACTTGCCATGCTTCAGGGTCTTTATCAATCTGAAACATCTTCACTTTTTGGTTGTCTTTATTCTCATATAAAACAACTCCGAAAGGGAAATCTAGCATATTCAAATAAGACTGTAGTTGAATCTCATGATCAACCTTTGGTACTTGTAAACCATCAAAGCCTCGACTATTGATTGTCTTTAATTCGACAATGAAACGTTTGACACCAGCTTTGGAAGAAGTAAGGATAAAGTCAGCACGTCCACTAACTGGTGGGTACTCATTTGTTGCCCGAACTTCACGGTCTATATACATTATACCATTTTCAAAGTATTTTGTATACCTCTCTTCTGTTGCACTTCCATGATCGAAAATGCGCTGTTTTATCTCATCTATTTCCTCTTCCGGTATTAATCGACGCCAATGTAGCCATAAATAGCGATCACAGGCGTTTCCAATGGCGGAACAGTGAAATGATTGAATCCCACTAGATATGTGCGGATCGAGGTTTGCTGTGTTATATATACCTTCTTCAAGCTGTTTTTTGAACCATAAAAGCTCTTTATCTAAGGCATATCTAGTTTTTGCTTTTTTCGGTGTTGCTGTCTGAGGTATATCTGGATACTCTCTAGACAACATTTTCATTAAGTTTGATTCGGTTCCTGGCATAAAAAATCTTGTAACTCTTTGTAAATTTCTTTCTTGGTTTGTCCTTTAATGTGAAAGATTTGTCCCACTCCCATTTCAAGGAGAGCTTCATCTCTAATTTCATCAGCTTTTTTAAAATGTCCAAAGACACCATCAGCTTCAACCACAATAGTGTCTTCAACTAGGAAGTCTACGTAATATTTACCAATCTGTCTTTGTTCATGATAACGTAGGCCCATCTCATCGAGACATTGGCCTATTATAATTTCTTGTTTTGTAAAATCTGAGTGAGGCATATTATTCTACCACAATAAAACGATCATCCTTTAAATGCTTCTCTAGAACAGGTTGAACAACTTCCCATTTAAGATTTCCTTTCCCACACCCAAGCTGTGGTAGATATACTTCATCTTGAATAACCATCATCAACATATTAAGATCATGACAACGTTCATCAATCATCGATAAAATACTATTCTCTTTCCACTTATTTTTTGTGGGAAAGGTAATGAGTTTGTGTTTATTAAACACTAGTACTCTATTCAGATCATCAAAGGAAGCAAGTTTCTCTGGAAGCTCTGGAACGCGAATAGCAGCTTCTTTTGCCATACCCGCGCCCATGATAGCTTTCCCCTTAGAATTCTTCTCACAGTTAGTGGGGATAACGATATATTTACCTTCTTCCCATTTATTCCATATATTTCCCTTAATTATTTTCATTACTCACCATATCCAATTGGAAGATAATTTGGATCCTCCTGGTCATAAAGATTAGATACAACAACTCCTGTTGTAATACCACCAGTTTGATTATGACTTTCAACTGAGATTTCTGTAACCTTATTTTGAAAGTCTTCGTCAGTTATATCATCCCCCTCTGGTAAAAGATCACCGAAGGACTTATCTTTACTATACACCATTGCAGTTAAAGATGCAAAATCCTCAGGATTGTCAACATAGTGTTGCTTTACGTTTCCCATACCTTGAAAACGAGTTTCTACTCCAGGGATAGTGTACCATGCGCCACCTTTTTGAATGAAATCATGTTGAATAGCCTCTCTAATGAATGTCTCGATGATATCGAAACCACCACCAAACTTGAAAGGTACAATACAATCTCCCTGATGTACACTATCAATCTTAGCTTTACGGTTACGAATTTGTACATCAAAACCAACTTTAACGTCTTTCTCCGTAATCCAACCGTTACGTCTTACTTCAAGTACAAGGTGGGAATAGAAGCCTTGTCCCTGTCCACCAGGCATACGCTGTAAGAAGTCAATAGGCCCAATTCCGGCTCTCATTTGGTTAATAAAAATAACAGCACTGCCGTGTTTAAGATGTGGAATAATACGTGGAAGGGAACGATTCATAAATCGTGCTTGCCACGCCATAGGATTATGATCATAATCTTCTTCAGTAATAGCTTTTGGTACTAAACCTGCAATACTATCTAAGACGATTAAATCAACTTGATCCTTCATCAAACTCTCCATGAGATCGAAAGCCTCTTCACCATTAGATGGTTGTACTACAAGAATTTTAGTAACATCAATACCGCATTTCGTTGCCCAAGTTGCATCCCAAGACATTTCTGCATCAATCCAAACGGCTGTACCACCTGTTTTTTGTACTTGTACAACAGCTTGCATAGCGAGATATGATTTACCTGCATTAGATGCTCCTGCAAAGATACTTAAACGTTTAGTAGGGACTCCTCCACCAAGCATTTTATCTAAGGCAGGAATATCAAAAGGAATACGGGAATATTCAAAGATTTCACTATCTCCAAAATCTAATACTCCTTCGTGTTTCTTTATTAATTCCTCAACAGTTGCTTTTCCACTTGCAGAAGACTTTTTTGGTTTAACCATTTTAGTCTACCTCTCGAATAACTGCAATTGCTTCGTCTAATGCCTCCCTCACCTGTGTTTCAAGGCGATTCTTTAGGGTAGCGTGTATTGAATCGAGAGCATTATTTGCGTCTCGAATTTGTACTTCCACATCTTGTTCTGTATCGATCCCATCGATAGTAATTACATTTTTTGCCCATTGGCCGTCAGGCATCTTAAACGTTGCCGACAATTCTTGTGATACTGTAGCCATAATATTACTTTATACCTCGTAAATAATCATCAAATATCTGATCTCCATCTATTTCTACTATTCTATGCTCAATGCCGTTTGCTTTTAAATATTCTATACCGGAACTATCTGCATAAACTGAAGATGTAACAATAGTTTTAATTTGGCCTCTTTTTAGAATTTCCATTGCACATGGAAGGCACGGAGTCATAGGAAAATACGCCGTTAATTCAGTTGTTTCATCATCTAGTTGATCCATAGCATTGATTTCGGCATGAATCGCATAACAATACTCTAACATAGTACCAGATGGTGCTTCTGCGCCTGGACAAGGGGCATCTAAACAATGAACTGCTCCAGAGGCCACTCCATTGTATCCTGTACTTTTTATGTGATTTTCGCTATTAACGAGAACACAACCCACCCTTCTCCTAGAGCATGTAGCTCTCATTGCAACTACATGAACTAGGAAAAGGAAATATTCATCTGGGTTTTCTAATCTACTTGTTATTTTTCTCATTCTTACTCCGCTTTATGTGCCCAGGAAGGATGCACTAATTCTGCATCTACTTCCATTGGGATACCTAAATCATTTTGTTCTAGGAGACGAGTAATATTTTTCATGTAATACTCAAGTTTGTCTTCCCGAATCTCACAAAGGATTTCATCGTGAATCTGTAGAAGCATTCTACATTCATCACGTCTTCCTTCTAATTTTTTATCTAGTTCAATCATCTTACTTGTTAAGAGATCAGCACTGCTTCCTTGAATCAAGTAGTTAACAAGCTTATATTCTTCTCCCATTGGTACTGCGTACCGTCTACCAAATAGGTTGGTAACAAACTTATTTTTTCTTCCCTTTTTACGTACTGCAGTAATAAAATCTTCAGCACCAAAAATTCCTGCGAAGTAAGTTGCTCTATGCTCTTTAGTTTCCTCAGGAGTCATATTCAAAGTACCAGCAAGTCTACCTAAACCGATACCGAAAATTAGACCGAAAGTAATCCCTTTTGCTAATTGCCGGAAGTACTTAAATTGAGGGTGCTTTTCATCTACTTTAAAAGCAATTTTTGCTGCTTCAGTATGGAAATCGAAGCCCGTTGATTTCATCATTTCAAAAATCGCAGGGTTTTTAATATATGCTAAGAATACTCGTACTTCCATCTGAGAATAATCAAAAGATACGAATCTGTAGCCAGGTCGTGGTACAAACATGCGTCTAATCGATATAAAATCTGTAGCATCATCAGTAAAGTCTGTTTCTTTATCTCGTGCCCAAGCAATTCGTGCTTTAGGAGGGATTATAATAGATTTGCCTTTACTGGCTTGAAAAGCTCCCTGTACGCGCTTAATGGAGTCTTCAATTTCTTCTTCTGTTAATTCAACATCATCTACAGCAAATAAACCGCGAGGAATAGTTTGTAAAGCTGGATTTACTGAAGAAAGTCTTCCAGTTATTGTACCATAATTTTTGTAAAATGTATGGATAATATCGTTCTTTAAGAAGTTCTCTAGATATGTACTTCGCATCTTTTCTAGAGTACGAAATTCACTTATCATTCCCCCCAAAGGGTGATCGACTTGTGCTAAAGAGATAACATCCCAAGAATCATTACCTTTATCTGTTTGTTGTGGACAAGGTATTTCAAGTCTACCAAACATTTCTCCAATTTGTTTAGGGCTACTGATTAAAAATTCTTCACCAGCATCTTTATAAATTTGTTGTTCTAAAACTTTCCTACGTTCAACGATTTTCTGGTTTGCCCATTCACCATAAACATGGTCAGTAGCAATACCTGTCTGTTCCATACGTAGTAATACTTTAGTAAAATCTATCTGGGAAGCCCATACATCGTCTTGCTTTGTTTTGACGATTTTTAACTCTCTATCTGTCCACTCTTTACGAGTCCAAAATGTATCTTCTTCGCAATATGGCCCCATTAAAGAAATAGGAGCTAGGGAGTAATTGTTCTTCCATTTATTCTTTTGTAATTCAATTGTAGTGTTCCGATCATAATCTCCTGATGAAGGCCCATAATCTCGATCAATGGTAGGGGTTAAACCTAGTTGCGTGTACTGCCCCATCTCAGTCATTCTTACAAGCACCATTACATCAACTATATCCATATCCCAAGGGATAAAACCTTCTGCCATCATCATGTGAACATCAAACTTAAAGTTGTATCCAGCAAGTTTCTTCTTTTGGCTTAATACAGCCATTAGTTTCGTTAGGTGGGATTCAGGAAGATTCTCAGAACCTGGGTATAAATGGCGAAAGGGAAAATAGAATTCTGTCTTTGGATCGGTACTTATACCAACACTAAATAATCTATCCCCATTATGTACATCAAGACCATTAGTTTCAACGTCAGCTACCGGAGCATCGCAAGCTTCTACTGTAGCTATAGCCTCTTCAAAATTTTTTTCCGTTACGATCATTCATTACACCGGAGTATCCATGAGTTTTGTTGTCCATAAAGGCAATTCAGCCGTATGGCGTTCAACAATTTCATCTAAACTAAGTTGAGGGTTTTCCCAATCATATACAGTGTAAGGTTGTTGTAAAATTACTAACATACGTTTGTATTCTAATAATAAAGATTCATGTTGCTCAACAATGGAAAGTTGTTCTCTATCCGCGAAATTAGGTGCTTGCTTAGTACATAAAATTATCAATGGTTTATACATCTTAGTTAATGTATTCAAAATGTGTATTTGTTGATAAGTATATTTTGATCTTACTTCTTCCCGTACTACTTTAGCATAAGGGATATCACAGAAAAACCAACGATCAAAAACAGTTCTATTTAATAAGTCTTGGGGATTAGATAACCAACTATAGTAATTATCGAAGCCCGTATGTTGGTTGCAGTGTAAGGATACTAAACCCTTCTGTTTTAACTGTGCAGCTAATGTGGATTTGCCAGTATTATCTGGCCCTAACAGGATTATCATTCTTCTTTTTCCTCGGCTTTTTTACTTCATTGTGAATTTTTACGTAATGTTTACCCAAAGCTTGAGGACTCCCACAGCCGTAAGTACAATAACTGTATTTACATTTGTGGGCTGTCCGTTTATCGATGATCTCCTTAACAGAGGTTGGAACGTGAACGTCCCAAGTATCAACCATTAAGGAGACATCATCTTCTTCGAAGTATGCAACGCAACCGAAGGTGCCTATCTTACTAAGAGTGCAGGGGTATTTACCCTTCCACAAGTATGTGAATTTACGCTCTAAGAAGTAAGCATGGTCTTCGTATTTCTTTGCCCATGCATCAGTTTCCAATATTAGAAACCGAAACCATCGTCTTCACCATCTGTAATATCTTCTTCATCATCTTCTAGATTTACAGAATCCTCTACAATGGCTTGCTTTTCAGCTTCACGCCGCATAAAGTAATCATTTAAGCCTTCAAGTTCATCGGCTCCTTCACCGATTTCACTCCAATCAACAAGAGGCTTCTTTACAGCGGTCAAACCCCAAACAGTGTCTGTACCCTTTCCGGTTCTAGAAACCTGAACGGCAGAAGTGTTTAGTGCTCCCTCGTTATAAGATAGTTGTAGTAATAGGTTCCAGTACATATCGCTCTTACCGAAAGGTAAAGAGATAATACGGAAATCATTTACTTGTTGTTCCCACATTAGGCCAGCAGGTGCTTTGACCTGTTCCCAATTGTCAGTGTTTTGAGGAGTGTTTTTGATACGTCTGTTGTAGACATAAGCCCAGAAAGCAAAGCGATATTGCTTCTTTACACCGCGATCACAATGTGTGCATGTGCCATTTACTGCAAGGGTGCAGAAATAGAATCTCCAACCAGAATCCTGGGGACTGGTAGGGGTAACTCTCTCGCTGTGTTGGTGATAGTCTAATAGACGTGTTTCTGTGTCTGCTTCTTCGGGACTGCCGGATGGAACGATTGCTAAATTAGCTAGATCGCCATCTGCCGTGAAAAATAGTTCTCTTCCTTGACTGGAATTACTTTCAAACTCTTCTCTTCTCTGTTTTGCATTTTGTCCGATTTGTTCTAAACTTGGCATCCTTTGGTACCTCTAAAAATAAAATAAAATTATTATAAAATAGTAAAATAAGCGAATAAACGAAATTTTAAAAATATAACCTTGATTTGATGGCCTCTTTCAAAACCGATGGTGTACGTACTTCCTGTACATCTTTGTACTCTTCTGGAAGATTCACTATACTTATTATATACCTTTTTTGCAGAAGAGTAAAGCTTTTTTGCGCCATTGTTTTTCCGCGCTCATCATTATCTAAACAGAGCACGATTTCTTTAAGTCTAGGGAGTGTTTTTAAGAGAGCAATATGATACTCTGTTAAAGTCACACCGAAGAGAGCTACAGCAGGAAAACCATGCTGTGCTAACCAAATAGTATCTAAAGCTCCTTCAGTTATACAAACAATAGGAGTTTCGATATCAAGACGATTAAAGCCAAATAAGACTCTTCTCTTCTGAAAATCTGGTGGGATATGGTACTTAGGTTTAACTCCTTCAGGTTGTCTACGATTTTCTGATACAAACCTACCGTATTCATCATACACAGGGATCACCAAAGCACCAGTACTGAGGTCTAAACCACATCCCCACTCTTTGAGTACTTTAGGGGAAAAACCCCTCTCAATTGCCATCTTAGGGACACGAGAGCCATCATATGTCTGCTCTATCTCAGGTAAAGGTAATAATTCCTCTTTCTTTGTCTCTAAATTAAACTCAGGAAAAAGGTCTACCTCTTCAAATGGATTAGGAGGAATGAAGGCTAATTTTTCAGCTTCAAATAATGATATACCTAGATACTTAACTAAGAATTTTGCTATTTTTCCTTCCCCGCAACCTGCTTGACATATCCAAAGACCTTTTGCTGTGTTTATAGACAATGAGGGAGAATTATCATCATGCCAAGGGCATACGATATTAAACTCACTTTTGTTTCTAGGTACATCTATTCCTGCCTCTAATAAAGCTAATTCCCAATCTCTATTCATTATTCTTCTTCCTTCTATTTTTATATCTTCCTCGATACTTCAATTCTTCATCTCTTTTTTCTCAAAACTTCCATAACATCTCTTCAGATTTTGTTAAAGGTCGTGCTGTCGGTTTAGAAGAATAAAATGGGGTGTAATAATGCCATTCCTTCTCAGATAAAAATCTCCTATGCCAATTTTTGATCATATCCCACCAAGTACATCCACATTGACAGCCAGGTTTCCAAAATACCATTATCTGTCTTTAAAACCATCCGTCTCTGCAAAGATTCCTCTATCACCATCAAAATTAATGATAACTGATTCAGCATCAGGATAGGGTTTTCCTCTAAATTTCTGGAAGGCAACCACTCTCTTTTTATCTTCATCTTCTAATAAACACATCGATAAAGCTGCATCTGACCAACGTATCAAAGCGTCTCCACCAGACACTTCTCCAGCTTGTGGAGGACGAAATACATCTGCTGCATTACGGTTAGCTTGATGTGATACTAGTGTTGTAATTTTCATAGCTGTTGAGAATTTTTTAGCTTGCCCATATAATATCCCCAATTTTTCCCATTGTGCACTATATCTTTCATTACGTCCTAGATTAATCAACTCCATACCATCAATAATTAATAAATCGGGTTGGTGTCTTCTAGCTAGAGAGGCAATGCCTGGGAAATTAATATCTCCGTTTTCCATATGATCAGCAATCAAAATATTTCGTCCAGCGTTATTATCAAGAAAATCTACATATTCTTTTTCATTAATGGGGTTTCCTGCAATAAGGTTGGTGAGAGAGAAGTTTAATTTCTGCATTCTTCCTACCACAACATCTAAACGCAAGGATATTTGATCTTCTGGCATTTCAGGGCTTATAAACAATACCTTATAGCCCATTGACATAGCAATTGCGGCTGTTTTAATGAGGTACCACGTCTTACCTACCTCTGGCCGTGCAAACACTGAGTATAAATCTCCTGGGAGCATTCCGATACCTGATACATTAAGGGTTTTTAAAGGTGTTGGTATTCCAACAATTCCTACCTTACGTCCACGTTCTTCTTGTCTTTTTCTATATGCCATAAGACGGTCATGTTGTCCATCATCATACCACACAACCTCACTAGTTTTTCCAACATCGAGATCGGTTAACTCTCCAATCAAAGCTGAAACAGCTTGTTCAGGGTCACGTAAAATATCTCGTTGCTTTTCTTTGATTTTTTCTACCGTTTTTCGGGTTAGTGAATGTTTACGAAAAACTCCTAAAGCGTAGTCTAATTCTATATCTTGTGCACTTACTTCCAGATCAGGAAATTTCTCTTTTAGGATAGGAGCATTCGGGAATTTTTCATATGAATCGAAGTACTCAACCATGAAATCGTAGGCATCCCGATGCAATACTAAATCATCAGGAAGAAAGTCGTGCTTTTCTAAATCTTTAACTGTTCTGGTACCAAAGATGATACCGCTTTCTATAAAATTGTATGTGTCATTTTGTGTTGTCATTAATATCCTTTTATCTCGCACCAATCATCAAACTTCTGCACTATTTCTTCTAATCTTTTCTTCGATCTTACACTCGGTGTCCATTTCGTTTCTAACACTCCTAGTTCTACTAATAGAGCTTTAAGTTCTGGTGGGCCAAAGTTTCTAATAACAAATAAGTATTTAGCATAGTTTGTTTCCAAGATATATCTGTCTATATTCTCATAAAAGAACCGTACCGATCTTTGTCCATCTTCAATACCTTTTTTGATTGCCAGAAGAGTAGCGTAAACACCATGTCTTTCTAAAATCTCTTTAAGTCTATTTAGTTCCATACCACCAAATTCTCGGTGGGAATAGTTTACCCGATGTTTAGTTTTATACGTATCTGACCAATATTTAAAAAGGTCTTTAGAGGTATATTTATCATAGGATTTTTTTGTGCTCAATATTTCTTTCCCTCTAATTTACTTCTTAAAGTGCCCCCATACATCATCTTTCTGAAATCGATCTTAGAAAGACGTGCTTTAGTCATTTTATCTGCTCCATTCATAAGAGCTTCATTCTCTACTTGTCTTATATCTGCAAGCTCTATAATACCTACATCAATAGTACCTACAATAAAAGGATTTAGTATGTGTACTTGCTCTTCTTGCCCTCTACGATGTAACCGATCCTCTCTTTGAATCATTGTTGCTGGATTACCAACGTAACCAAAATTTACCATATTAGCTGCTCCGGTAATATTTAATCCAAATTTTCCAGCATCATTAAGGATAAAAATAGCATGGTCTTGTTTGTTATAATCATTAACCATTGGTACTCGTTCATCAATCTTAGTACCACCATAAATCACGTAATCTGTTTGAAATACTTCTTGAAGCATTTCAATCGTATCACGAAAATAAGCGAAAACTACAAGTTTATCTGTAACCTCATATATGCCTTTTAACCACTCTAGTTTTACATTTGGCATATCCTCAAAACCTAATGAGGCTGGATTCTCTACGAATTGTCGCGCTCGTATAGTTTTATCAAGAGGAGAATCAGAAAAAGTAGTGCCTGTTTGTTGCTCAAGCCATGCTAAATCTTCTTCTGCCATTGCCTTGTACGCCTTTAATGCTTTAGGACTAAATTCTAAAGGAAAAGGAGTATGTATTTTAAGAGGAAGCTCAGGCATAACTTCTCCTTTAGTACGCCGTAACATAAATGGGGCAGTAAGTTGATGAAATTCTTCCATGTTCTTATACCCAATAACTGTACCGTCAAAATCGTAATCAATATGACGTTCTTTAAGGCGTCCATAGGAAGGAATAACTTCAGGGCGTATCCACTCAAAAATCGAATGATACTCTAGTAGGTGTGTTTCCATAGGGATACCGGAGAGGCCAATACGTACATCAGCCTTAAGTTTCTTGATCGTTTTAGTACGTTGAGCAGAATGGGTTTTAAGATAGACTACTTCATCACAAACAATAGCATCCCATGTGTGTGGTAGATCGTCCCAATCATTAGCAAATATATCATAACTAGCTATAACGAAGTTATTCGTGCTTTTCCACAACTCTTGCCGCTGTTTCTTTGTTCCACCAATTACGGTTGGAATAATACCAAAATGCTTCATAAACTCATCAACCCAATTGAGTTTTAATGTAGCAGGTACGATAATTAAATTTCTCTCAGTACCAAGCTCAATTAAGGCAGAAAGTACTTGAAGGGTTTTACCTGTCCCCATATCATCTGCTAATAGAGCCTTTTTAGCAAAAACTAGGAAGTTTCTACCAATTTGTTGGTAGGCTCGTAGATAACTATCATCATCGTCAAGCTCTTCAAGCTTTATATTTACAAGTTTGAGTAAAGCTTTTTTTACAGAGCTTTTAACTCGCTTAGCTTCTGGCTCCCATTGCGCACCTTTTAGAGAATCTAAAGTGTGTGCAGCAAGTTCAGGAACTATCCAACATTTACGTGCTTTATTCCAAGTACGTACTGGTAATTCTTGTACTAAAGCCAGTTCTTCTGGGTTCCAAGGAAAGGTTAAGTAAAAATTAGGTTTAGAATGTGTTATTGTAATCAGTACTTATCTCCTGAGTATCTCATATTTGGATGGATTGCCACCTGATTACCCAGGAACTCTCGTACATCGTCTCTACTCAATATTTCGCCATTTTCATCGTCGGTAATAAAACACTCATCACAAATTGTTTCCATACCAACACATAGTTCTCCTTCGCCATCAAAATCCCAAACAAAACTAGGTTTAAGCATTCGATCCATTTCGCAGCCACAGTCAGCATAAGCCTTACCTTTCTCCATCATCGACGGTACCCCGCATACTCCAAAGAGTAGTAAATAAAGATATAAATAGAATAACCGCTATGAGTATCCAGAAGGATACATCAGTGAACTTGGCTAAGCCTACTAAAACTAAATCTTCTACTACGAACAGGGCCGCTATCCCTAGATAAGTTACCCAAAATTTCTTTGTTATTAGTTGTTTTATCAGGGAGCGGATCATCTTTCATATATGTACCTTTTAGCTTATTATATATCTTTCTCTTTATTTCTAAATATACTCATTATAACACATTTTCCATTAAGGAGCAATAGGTGTAGACGGTAAAGCCCCACCTACAGGAGTTGTATTAACTCCATATTGCTCAATAAGTTTTTTGAAATCGTCAATAGATTTGTCATGTTGCTCTTGACGTTTCTCTTTATTCTCTTCAACGATGATATCAAGCTTAGGAGCTATAGTAGGTGCCTCTGTTGGGGGTACAAACTGCTCAACCTGCTTCTCACGTTGATCTATCTGTTGTTGTGCTGGATTCTCCAGCGTGCTTACCGGACGATAGAAGTTTAGAGCTTGTGCGGCCCAAAATGTAAATATAATGGCTACCACATAAAAACCTATCTTCCATACGCTCTTCTTGTAATTTTTCTTAAGTTCAGCATCGTTTGTAGATGATGAATGAATACTTACTACTTTTCTTATTAGTAGTATGGCAAAGGTGGCTACAAGTGCTAACCATCCCCACGGAAATACTATTAAATTCAACCAGACTGGCATAATTCTTTACTCCTTAATCTTTATTCGCCGCTAATGTTAGCGGATTCAAGTATTTGATTTTGTCCTGCGATAGTATCCATTAGATCAGTTGGGAATAAGATAACCTTAGCGTTATCATTATCGGCAATCGACTGTAGGATTCTAAGGGAACGCTGTGTTACGAAAGCATCAGAAACACTCTCAGCAAGTAGTTGGTTAACCAATACTTGGGTTTCAGCTTCAACTAGATCGGCTTCCTGTACAGCTTCTGCTACTTCAAGGGCCGCATTTGCTTTCGTGATTGCGATTTCCTTGTCAGCTTCAGCTTTCTTAATCTCGATCTCCCGTTCCTTTGCTAGTGCTTGCGCCTGAACGATAATAGGTGGTGGCTCTACCTTAGTTAAGGATAGTAGGATAGGCTTAATCGGAGCGATCTCTAATTTATCAGTAATCGCTTGTTGTAATTCGGTGTTAATTGCATCACGATTAATAAGTACGTGTTCAATTGTATATCTAGTTAAAACACCTTGGGTTGTAGTTTCAACAACCTGACCGACATAAGTATCGTAAACTCTCTTAGCTGTAATCTTCTTTACTCTATCATCTTCAGTAGGTTCTGCTGTTACTCTTGAGAAAACCTTATCTGCATTTGTTTCATCAGAAGCGATTGCGTAAGTACCAGATACTTCAACCGTAAGGAATAGTTCATCTTGAGGCATAAAAACATCAAAACTTTCTACAGTCTTGTAATCGCTAGTTTCTGCGAGAACTAAGGTATCACAAGCCTTACAACTAGTCTCTAGCTTGAATGTGCTAGGATGCTTAATCCCCTCTTGAAAACCGCCATCGGTCATAACCTTACCAACGTGTGCCGCTGGTACTTCTACTGGATGCCCTAAACACGCTACCATTGCAATTGAAATGATTGCGAACACGAGCACCAACTTTTGCTTCATAGTCTTTAACATATTTCTGTTATTCTCCTTCTTCTTTTATTTTCTTGTGTTGCCTTGCCAGTCTGATTGATTTAAAAGGCACTCTCAGCTACAATATCGTCTGCCTCTGTGCCAGTGTACACGCCTAATACCTGTGTGGACGCACGCTCTCGAATAGCTTCGAAGGTATCATCTACCAACAATTCTCCATTCTCGAAAACAGTTCGCATAGCAGAAGCTTCAAATGCTGTAGCATCGTCCACTAATCTAACAGTCGCAAACCGCTTATCTCCTGGTACTCTTTCTTCACCATATGTGATTAAGTCCAAGCGTCCAGGCTTACTACGCTTCCCACTATCAGTGATAGGGTCTTTCATTACTTCTCTCTGCTCTCCATTTACAGTTATAGAACTGCACTTGAAGGCAAACTTAGCAGTATCTCGATCTAACTGCTGAAGTAGGCCACCACCCATGCCAAAATTAACGTTACTTGTGGAGAAGCCAGCATCCATGACCACATTAAGGATTTCACGTATGCTATCTTCATTAATTCCATCACCCTGAATAACCCTCACATTGTTTAGTACTCGATATCCCTTTCTGTTTTTTGTGCTTCCAAATTTCTCTTCTAGAAGTTGTAGTGACTTTAATACTACTTCTGGTGGGTTTCCTGAATCTGGGCGAATAATTATTGTCGCACCAGAATCAATTACTTCCTGTCTTAGCTCTTCACCCCAAATATTGGTGATAGCATTGTATAGATCATAAGAGTCTGATACGATTGCTACAAGAGCACCAGGGTTTGCGAATTGTTTAAGCATATTTCTATATGCTTCTGCTTCGTTTTCTCTTCCCCACGATGTGATGGTAGAGTGTTCCGAAGCTGGAATTGAGAAAGCCGCCATTGGCTCATTGTAGTACTTATAAGCTCCACGAATACCAATAAGAGTATCACTACCCATGAAGTTAACTAAATGAGCAGAACCACCAATTTCGGCTGATTCTCTGCTAGTTGAGCCTCTTGCCCCAAAATCGTGAAGCTTGAAAGAAATTTCAGCATCAGGATTATCAGCACTACGCATTAAAGACTCCATAATCATTTTCTTAATGAAGTAACTGCGTGTAGCTACTGTGCAAGGATACCATAGGCGTACAAGCATCGTTTCTAACCATGAAACAATCCAATATACTTCAGGATCAGTTGCTTCAACTGTGTAGAGTGCATTACTAACTGGAACTAAGGTTCCTTCAGGAACTGCACGAATACGAATTGGAAGTTTACCATCAAGATCATTAACGATATGCATCCAACCATCATAGGGGAATGGCTCACCGTGAGCCGTAATAAAGGCATTGGCTTCATCAACCATCTCTTTAGTCACTCTGATGGTTAGATACTTCTTAATAAGCATCTGGAGGCCATAGAAGAGGGTGTGGGAATAAGAACCCCCACGACTTTCAAAATAATCAAACATTGAGGTAGTACCTACGGGGTACTGTAAAAAGTGACTAGCCTTGTAACTATCACAGTCGATAATAAGCTCGTTTATTCCTATTTCTAACATAGTTCTTTTCTCCTTATTTAATCTTGATATAAATATTCTGCTAAACCTTTAGCTGGTAATCTCATTCCTACCCACCCCTGTTCTAACAACCATTCATCTCTAACTTTATCGTGTTTCATTCGATCCAATTGTAAATGTTGGGAACCATCAATTTCAACATATCTTTTTTCTTCTACATATGCAAAATCTAATAAATAACTACCTACACGATACTCTTGTTCAAAATCTTTTCCTTTAATTGCTCCTAAAGATTCAAGAAACCCTCTAAAAACAGATTCGGGATAAGACTCTTCATGTGAATTTAATGTTTTCCAACCTATTTTTCCTTCTTCATGTAGTTTCTTAATTCGTTTACTGCTTTTCCCGCCATTTTTTATCGAGCTTTCGCGTATTTTTTCTATTTCTTCTTCAGTGTGTTTATAACCAAGAGCAAATGTATTATTTTGCATCATCTCTTGTTGGGGTTTTAAACGTTCATCAGTTTCTATTGTTTGTCCTCGATTCCACCCACCATTATTCACCATATTGTCTGCAGCTTTTCTCATTCTTGGATCAATGTCTTTTGTTAAACCTTTATTCCAACTTTCTCTTCCTTGTAATTTACTACTCATAATAGCCAGTCGTTCATCAGTTTTATTAGTTAAACCAACATTCCAAGGAACACATCTTCTTTGAGCATGTCCTGCATTAACGAATTTTTTATTTTTACATTCTTGTCCACAACCACATCCACATACTGTAACAATATTTTTACAAGATGTACAAGTTGTTTGTGATCCTGAATTTGGAGGAAAAGAAGAGATACATTTAACACATATTTTATCAGCAAATTTAGGCATTTGTTTTCCCTTTTATTGTACGACTTGCTGTTTTTCCACATTTACATGATTTATGTCGGCCAGTACTTAAAGCATTTGAACGAGCATAAGTTTCTCCACCGCACTCACATTTACAAAACCATATTTTTCGTTCTGAAACCCATTCAAGGAGAGTTAATTTATTAAATTTATCCCCTACAGTTAATTTTTTTCTTCTAGTTTTTATCATAATTAATGCCTCATTAATTTAGAACTACATTAATTATAACATAAAACTCCCTTAGTGTCTACACTAATTCATCAATGGCATTTAAAATTTCGTTATCCATTTTTCTCCTTCTTTCTCTAATTTAATCTGTATTGCTTTAAATCTCTTAAGGTGTACACTAGCCTCATGTTTTTCTTCAGGAGAGGCGTGATCCGAAAAAGTAATTCTCTCATAATGATACCTACGATGTAAAACACTTTCTTTAAGAGTTTCCATTTCTACTGCATCAAAATTCATTTTATTCTTTCCCCTTTCTAAAACCTAAATATGCATCCAGCAAGTGAAGAGGAGTGTCTGTTGAGCTTTCTATTTCTCCTTCTTCAGTACATTCATATTCTCGTGTATGAGGATAATGTTTAGGTAGAAAAAAACACCACCAATGAAGAGTATGTTCTTCAAATCGGTCGTGACGTTTTATGCAATCTCCTTGTACTTTCATCTAATTCTTCTACCTTTTTACTATTTAAGACGTTAGATTAGCAGCAACTAGCTTATTCTTAAGCCCAATCAACTTAGCCTTAAGAAGTACAGCAGCTTCTTGGCGTCCTGCGAGGTCTTGAGTACGCTTTAGCTTCTCTTCTTCCTCTCTCATCTTATACTCTTCACTTTCTTGTTGCTCTTTAGGAATAAGAATGGCCTTAAATAGATCACCCATTTGTCCATTTGTATCGGCTTCCCAAGCTGAAACTCCTTTCATAAGAATATCAATGTCGCTAATAGTTAGTTCTTCCATTTCTTTTTCTCCTTCTATCTCTTTTATTTTTTCTTTGGGGTGAGTAACGGGACTTGAACCCGTTACCTATACCTTGACAGGGTAGTGTGCAATCCGATACACCTATGAGGGATATTATTTTTTACCTCATTTGATGGAAGCTCCTAGTATTAAACTAGTTATTGTTGTCACACAAAGAATTAGCTTCCACCAAATTAGTATTTCCATTTGTTAGTCTGCTGTATCTAACATGAAAGGAATCACAGGAAGACTTCCATCTTGCTTAGTTTCCTCTTCTTCTGCTGGATAAATCAAGAACTCAAGAGTTTTCTTTTTATTATCTGGGGTAGGATCGTAAGTAACCCCTTCTAAATCATAACCTTCTCGTTCTAAGAATCGTAAAGCATCTCTACGTTCTTTAAGATTCATCTTTCCATTGGCATCTACAACCCGTAGAAAACCAACTTCTTGATATATTTTAATTCTACTGGTTGTATTATCTGCTGTACCATCCTTTGTTTCAAAAACCCAATCGGCAGATAGATCAGCGTCCATTACTTGAACCCTATTTTTATCAGGCATATCAGGCCCACAGGCCAATCCTATAAACATGCCCACTACCAGTAGTAGCATTAATTTCATCTTCATCGTTCTGCTCCTTTTACTTTTCTAGAGTATAACGTTCAAGTTTCGCTGGTACATCACCTGGTACGAACCACTTAGAAGGGTATCTCTTAACCCGCTTATTGTGATGTTCTGCAAAAACGTTGGCAACCTGCTTTTTATAAATCACATCATCAACAATCCTAATAAAATCTGTCATAGATTTCTGTGCATTCTTAGATGCTTTTAGTTCAGGATATCTCTCAAATAAGACTCTTAAATTTTCAGTGTCTCTTTCACTAACTGCCTCAGCAAGTGTTTGATCTAGTCCCACGTATTGATCTCTAAAGGTTAAAAGTTCTGCGCCTAGACGTTCTACTTTGGTTTCAAGTACGTCTACATCAGCCCTAGCTGTTTCATAATTCTGAACGGTATTATAAAAACCGTTAACTTGATTCCCTGCGTAGCTGAAAACGAATACTGGAATCATTATGGCCGCAAGAACCACTCCACCAAGTACTAAACCGATATTTTCTTTTATTTGCTTTTTCCCTTGAACGAAAAGCCCAATTACACCTATTACTAATAGTGCAATCGCTAGGATTGAGAATGCCGCGCCAAATATAAAACCTAAAACTAACATTTTTTTCTTCTTCTTCTATTTATTTTTCTGGTCTAGGTGGCAGGATTCGAACCTGCGTCCTCTCGCGTCCAAGGCGAGTAGTCTGACCACTGACTTACACCTAGATATTAATTTTTAGGGACATAATATTGTTTATGTTCATCTTTTCGACAAGTTCTACAACGTCTATAACCGTCTTTATGCCATAACGTGTTTTCCTCTGTCCAAGGATGCCCATAAGAACAATTCTCACGTTCCCTTCTTGCAGCCCCTGAATTACAAAACAGGTGACTGAAAGTAATATTCTCCATATCGAAGAATACTGCACTTGGATCATCAGCCTGTTGCCAGGCTTCTTTGTGCTCTATTGAAAGCTCTTCAATCGTTTCGATCTCGTTTTCACATCTGTAACACTGATCAAGCTCTAATTGCTTGACTAGATGCCAAATAAGCATCTTTTTCATTCGATTGTTCGCCGTACCCCAAGGGATACCTAATAATTCTGTTTTTACTTGATTTGACGTTTTCGACATTTACTTACCTCAGTAATTTATGTCTTTTTCTATTTCTAGTTTTGGAGCAGGTAAGAAGATTCGAACTCCTATTAGGTGATTACAAAACACCAGTAATAGCCATTATACGATACCTGCTTATTTTATTATACGTCTCCTGGTTGCCAAAGGTTAGGTTTAGGTGGTTTAGCAGCTTCATCTGCGTACACTATCGCACCTTCTTCATTAAGCAATGCCCTAACATCCTCTTCTGTCTCTACATCAGGGAACATATGTCTGAAAGGCCCCCAGGTAAAACACTCGTTTACAAAATCATCTTGTGTTTGCTCTGGAGTAGCTTCTATGATCTGTTCTGGAACTGCAGAGTGTGGCATAAAAATAATGCCGTGCTCTCCAAAATATTCTCTTTCCATTTTCTTTACTCTACCTCTGCAAGAATTGAATTTTCTTCATAGTTGTGCTCTGGCTCTATAGCTTTAAGTTCATACCCTACAATAGCTGCTAAAATATTGTACCAAGTCTCAACACTAAAGGAACCATCTGGAAGATCGTTCCCACGAGTCCATGTTTCCCCTGGTCGTGTCATTCGAGAAGATACTTGACAACCTAAATAGGTTGGTGAAGAGGTAATCTGATAATCGTTTGATGCAGTAAATATACGCACCGTAAATCGCTCCTCATCGTCTCTAGTAATTTTATATGTTGACTCACCTTGCCAACGGCTTAGTGTTTCTAACCATGTAATAAATTGATCTTGCCAATCCATATTCTGTACCTCTTTATTTTTCTGGAGCTAGCAGCGAGAGTCGAACTCGCAACCTATAACCTACCAAGTTATTGCTCTACCGTTGAGCTATGCCAGCTTATTATTCTCCTGATATCAGGACTTTATTTTGTACATCAGCATAGTGGGTTACAACCCTACGATATACAACACCATATACTTTTTGATCACAGGTACTACAGGTACGTACACGTACATCCTGATATCCATAGCGTCTATGCTTTAAATCTCTTTCAGACTTTCCCCATTTATGTCTAGTATGCAATACTCTATTCCTCTTTTATTTCTTGGAGCCGATGGTGGGGTACGATCCCACAACCTACCGCTTACGAAGCGGCTGTTCTACCATTTGAACTACATCGGCTAGTTTATGCCCCAACCTGATCAGGAGTGAGAGGTTTAAAACCAAACTCTTCTCCATATTCCTTAAGCAAAGTATTTAACTGTGCTAACTTTTGTCTACGTACTCGCTTTGCATTTTCAGC